AAGGATACTGGGAAGCTGAAGACAGACGTAAGATTAAAAACGTAAAAGAGCAACATCCTGAAATTGATTTACGTATGGTCTTTCAAGCACCATATAATAAAATTAGTAAGGGATCAAAGACAACATACGCTAAATGGTGTGACAAACATAACATACCGTGGACATCATTCCACAACATACCAATCGACTGGCTCCTCTGAGTTTGTAAGACACATACCATGTCCGCAGTGCGGCTCATCGGATGCCAACGCTTTATACAGCGACGGACATGAGTGGTGCCACAAACAATGTGGTTATTACAAACATGCAGATGGTCAAGAGATAACAACACACATTCACAAATTCTCTAAAGTGCAGATTAAAGGCTCAGCCGAACGGTTGCAGAAACGAAAAATCAGTCAATCAACTTGTGAAAGATTTAAAGTATACCGTGATGGAGGGTTACTAAGGTTTTACTATCATGATCCATCTGGCATTGTAAAAGGTGCTAAAGTAAAAACCAAAGATAAACAATTTACTTACGAAGGAGAAACACCTGGTACATTCTTCGGACAACATTTATGGGGAAATAGTGGTAAACGCATAATCATCACAGAAGGTGAACTTGATTGTGTGTCTTACGCAGAGATATTTCCTACTTGGCCAGTAGTATCACTACCTAGTGGAGCTGCCTCAGCCAAAAAAGCAATCCAGAAAAACCTTGAGTTCCTTCAAGGCTACAGTGAAATCGTACTTTGGTTCGATTCAGATGAAGCCGGTCAGAAGGCCGCTGAAGAAGCTGCGGGTGTCTTACCACCTGGCAAGGCTCACATCGCCCGTCTAGAGGCTTACAAAGACCTCTCAGAAGCCTTACAAGCGAGTGATTACAAGGCTATTGATGATGCATTTTTTAAACGTAAAGAATTTAGACCTGATGGTATTGTAGATGCTAAATCTTTACTTGAAGTATTAACTACACCACAACCTCCAGCAGATTATGACTATCCATTCAAAGGACTTGAGAAAGAACTACGAGGGATCAGGTTGGGGGAGCTTACAACGATTACAGCAGGTTCTGGTATTGGAAAATCCAGCTTCTGTCGTGAAATTGCAGCTCACCTATTGCAGCAAAAGGTCAGGGTCGGTTACTTGGCACTTGAAGAAAGTATCCGAAGAACCGGACTCGGCTTAATGTCAGTCGGAGTACGTCAACCATTACATTTGGAACAACGTAGCAATACAGAATTGACAGAAGCATTTGATCAGACAATTAAAGATTGGGACTTGTTTCTATTTGATGGTTTTGGTTCATATGAGCCTGATATTATTTATAACCGGATTGAATACATGGCTTCCGGTCTTGACTGTAAGGTTATTTTCCTTGATCACCTATCAATTTTAATGAGTGGTCTTGAGGGAGATGAACGACGCATGATTGATGTTACCATGACTCGTCTCCGCTCCCTGGTGGAGCGCACAGGCATCGCACTTTTCCTAGTATGTCACACAACAACACCACAAAATGGACAATCACATGAAGAAGGCGGGAGGGTGCAACTGCGAAACCTTCGAGGAAGTAGAAGCATTGGTCAGCTCAGTGACAATGTTATTGCGCTCGAACGCGATCAGCAGAGTGAATCTGATAGAAATACAACGGTTATTAGAGTCCTTAAAAATAGAAATTCTGGCGAAGATGGCATCGCATGCCACTTAAATTTTGACTTATCCACTTGTAAATTTAATGAAACCACAGAAACAACCAAGTTTAACGCCGAAACAGATTTCTGAGTACGAAGCCATGAATGAAGAATTCATTAAAGAAGGTACAGAATTCCGCATTGATCTACCACTGAAAAAACCTAATCCTCCTACTGAAGAGGCAGTAAAACGTGCACAATTCGTAGATAAAACCTACCAATGGCAAGGACGTTGAATGCTGATCTTTGATTTAGAAACGGACGGTTTATTACGTGATGCTACCAAAATCCACTGCCTTTGTATTTATGACACTCAAACTGAAAAGACAATGGTCTTTAATGACCAATCATTTACATCAGCTACAGAGAGAAATGCGACGGAGCCTATCGTCCGTGGGATCCAATTACTCGAAGACGCTGATTGTATACTCGGTCATAACATTATTGGGTACGATCTTCCTATCATCACTAAATTCTATTCATGGTTTGGACGTGTTGGTGATTGCTTGGATACTCTTTTGCTTAGCCGTCTTTATCACCCGGACATAGAAAAAACAGACAAACAAAAACTATGGGAGAATATGCCACTTAAATTGTATGGGTCACATTCATTAGATGCTTGGGGTTATCGACTCTCTGAGTCTAAAGGTGACTTCTGCAAGGACACAGATTGGAAGGAGTGGTCACCAGAAATGGAAGACTACATGATACAAGACGTTACTGTTACTAAAAAACTTTGGACACATTTCCAACCATACCTAAATGGGTTACGCTAGAACATGAAGCAGCGGAAATCCTTACAAAACAAGAATTACATGGATGGTACTTTGATGAACGCGCTGCATGGGAACTTGCATCAACTCTCAGACAAGAGCTTGAAGAAACTCATCAATTACTACTTAACTGGCACCCTTACGTTGCCGGACCAGTATTTACTCCTAAGCGAGATAATCGGACCCAAGGCTATGTCAAAGGTACTGGCTATACCGAAAAACATGAACACTGTGGCATATTAATTGAAATACAGCAGTGCTCCTTTACACGCCTTAAAGACTTAAACATAAAATCAAGAGATCATATATCATGGATCCTGCAAACATTTCATGGCTGGAAGCCGACCCAGATGACACCTACTGGGAAGCCTATCATCGACGAACCGATACTGAAGGAGATAGGGAGCCCGATTGCCCTTGCATTCCTGCGGATTTTGACGATAACGAAGATGCTTGGAATGATATCAGAAGGCGCGAACGCGTGGCTGAAGCTATCTACGACTGCTAATAGAATTCATCATCATTGTTCTGTCGCTACTTCTACTTTTAGATGTGCACATCGAAACCCAAATCTTGCCCAAGTACCCAGTGATCCACGATTTAGACAACTTTTCTTACCATCTCCGGGTCAAGTGTTGGTCGCTGCTGATTTGTCTGGGATTGAGTTACGTATGTTGTCTCATTTCCTCGCGAGATATGACGGGGGACGATATGCAGACATCTTACTTAACGGAGACATACACCAAGTAAATGCTGATAAAATAGGTATTTCTAGGAAATTAGTTAAGACAGTTACTTATGCATTTCTGTATGGTGCGGGTGACGAAAAAATTGGACGTAGTTATGACAAACTTCTTTCATCCTCGAAAGCCAAGAAAAAAGGTGAAGAAATCAGAAAAGCCTACATTGATGCGATTGATGGACTCGATAAACTCTTGGCGGCTATTAAGACAGCTTCAGAAAGAGGTTTTCTCAGAGCTATCGATGGTAGAAAAATTAAGGTGGCTAGCTCGCATAAAGCATTAAACTACTGCTTGCAGGGTAACTCAGCCATCCTGGCTAAACGTTGGATGGTTATCAACCAACAAAACATTAAAAAATTAAATTTATGTTGTTCTCAACTAGCTTTCATACATGACGAATTACAATTCGAGTGTTCCCCTGAACAAACATCTGACTTATCAACATCCTTGGTATTTAGCAGTCTCGCAGCTGGAGAATACTACAACCTTAGAATCAAAATCGACGCCGAAGCAAAAATCGGAAACAACTGGAGTGAAACCCACTAATGAGAAGTAAATCGATGATGGGAGTATTAACCGTAGTCCCGTTTACATCAAAGAAAACACGCCAAGGCAATGGTTTACATAGCAAGCCACGCAAAGGAAAGAAAAAATATAGAGGGCAAGGTAAATGAAGTTATTTGTTGACGCAGATTACATTGTTTATAAGGCATGTGCTGGTGCAGAGTCTGATCTAGACTTTGGTGACGATGTAATTGTAGTTGTCAGCAAATTCAGTGAAGCATACGCATCCGTTAAACGTGAACTAAATAAGATTAAAAATAAGTTCATGTGGGATGTACCTGAAATAGTTCTATTCTTTAGTGATGGTACTAACTTCCGTAAGGAAATTATGCCAGCGTACAAAGGTCACCGTAATCGTAAGAAACCTTGTGGATATAAACGTGTAATCAAGGCTCTCAAAGATGAGTACGAAGTAGTAATACTACCGACTCTTGAAGCTGACGATGCTATGGGAATCTACGCTACTAAATATCCTGGTAATATTATTGTTAGTCCTGACAAGGACATGCGACAGATACCTGGAATGCTCTACAACATGGAAGAAACCGTGAATGTGGAAGAGGCAGAGGGACACCAGTGGCACCTTATACAGACGCTTGCAGGGGACCAAACCGATGGCTATTCTGGAGTACCGGGCATAGGAATCAAACGAGCAGTTGCTTTGTTTGAAGAAAAAGGTTACACTTGGAAAACAGTTGTTGATGCATTTGCTGAGAAGGATCTTGGTGAAGACATTGCACTACAAAATGCGAGACTTGCAAAGATCCTTACCACCGATGACTATGACTGGAGAGCAAAACAACCAATACTCTGGGATCCCACCGATTCCAAAAATGCAGCTGACAATGGAGCAACAATTCAAGATCAGAAGACTTGAAGACTTGTTACCTGAAGCAGACAAAAAAGACATCATTACCCTTTTCTTGGCACTGCAAAGACAGTGCTTTGTCTTGGGTAACAACGTATCACAATTAGTTAAACAATGGCCAATTCACCCGAACACTACGGCAGCAACTGGAAGATCGGAGACTTCATCCGAGAACAAGAGTTAGGTTTTCATCTTGGAAACGTAGTTAAATATACCTGCCGAGCTGGGAAGAAAGCAAACAACACAAAACGAAGAGATCTAGAACAAGCAATCCACTACCTACAAAATGAACTTGAGCACACCACCGATGACACTTTTGGACCAGGCGGAGCAGTTTCGAGCAGCCTTCTCTCTGGAGACGAGTGGGAGTACCAAAGGCGTTCAGAAGAGTCTGATTGATGAAGAGTGGAGTGAATTCCACGAGGCTTATCACCACAAAGATGAAGCCGAACAACTAAATGAATTAGCTGACATTGTTTATGTCTGCTTCCAATATGCTGCATCCCAAGAATGGGATCTAGATGAGGCTATGAGACGTGTTCATAGAGCGAACATGTCAAAGCTAGGTGAAGACGGTAAGCCCATTTACAGGGGCGATGGCAAGGTTCTCAAGGGACCAAACTTTAAGAAAGCAACGTTTGAAGACTTGGTTATGAGAACATGAAAGATAAGTTCTGCACCTTTTTAGTGATTGCTTTCCCTCTTGCTGTTATTGGGACAATCTTGTGGCAGGTGCCTCAAGAATGGAAGGCCTGCACCTTGCTCTATGACAACACTCCCGCTCAAATTATTTGTTTTCTGAAATGACTAATCACCACTTGCAGACTTATGAAAAAGAAAGAACTACTAAAGCGTGTGGCGCGAGCAGAACTAAGGGTTGACATCCATTATCAAATGCTTCGTGAAACAAATCTTGAAGTTGACAAGCTTAAGGAGTGTATTGAAAACCTATCAAAAAATAAAACAAAATGCCAAAGACTTATCCCATAGGAAAAAACGATAAACTAAGAGACGAAAAGATTAAGTTCTTTGAGGAAAGTGGTAAATTTAGCTCGAAAGCATATTTAGATACAGAAGGTCTTCCCACAATTGGTTGGGGTAATAGATTCCATAGAGACGGTAGAGAGGTAAAACTGGGTGATACAATTACCCAAGAAGAGGCTGATAAACTGTACAATGAGGAAGTAACTAAACATGTCCAAGCATTAAGAGAGACAAAAAACTTTGACAAGTTTAATCCTAATCAACAGGCTGCCTTAGAATCCTTTGCTTACAATGCTGGTCCTAACTTTCTTTCTACAAGTGGTTGGGAAACAATCTCAGCAGCTATTAAAGCTGGTGATGTTGAAGCCACAGCAAGAGCACTCCCTATGTATAACAATAGTGGGGTCTTAACTGGTAGACGCCAAGCAGAACTAGCGGTATACAATACTCCCTACGAAGAACCTAAACCTAAAGTAGTAAAACCTAAACCTCAGGCAGTACAACCTAAACCAAAAGCTGCACCAAAACCAAAACCAAAAACTAATCCAAAACCTAATCCAATTATTGAAGGGTTGCGGATTCTTAAAAAAAACATCCCCTCAATACTCACAATAAGATAACCACCAATGACTAATTTAATCTCCCGCACTGGACGGGTTCAATCATGGATGGACGATCCTACAGGTCGTCTACCTGTTAGCTGCACAGTGTTTGTAGTTGAAAATGAAATGGAAGGTCCAAATGGTATTGAAGCCAGCTGGAGGTTTGCCTCTCATGCACTACGGTATGGGGCAGGTTGTGCTATCCACCTATCTGATCTTGACCCTAAGGGTTATGTCAGGGAGTCAGGTGTGGTTGCATCTGGTCCCGTATCTTTCGGTAAAATATATTCAACCTTAAATGAAATACTTAGGCGCGGTGGTATATACAAAAATGGTGCGATTGTTCTCCACCTTGATTTAAATCATGCAGATGCATTTAGTTTTGATGAGAAGGGTAATCCTGATGGTTTTATTAATACACCACGCCACGAATTGCCTTGGGTTAAACGATGCATCAACATTACCGATGAGTGGTGGCAGGATTGTACGTTCAAGGAAGAACTGCTACATGGAATTAAATCAGGCGACATTTGGTTAAACAAAGTAAAGTATGACAATGAAGGAAACAGAATCAGAGGTAACGTTTGTCTTGAGGTGTACTTGCCCAGTCGCGGAACCTGCCTCTTGCAGCACGTCAATCTCGGTGCCTGTGAATTTGACGACGTTCCGCGAGCTTTCGTTGAAGGGATGCAAGAATTGTGCACCTTGCATGGCAGAACTGGCGTTGGCTCTACAGGAGAATATCTTCCTAGCGAAACAGATCGACAGGTAGGACTCGGAATGTTGGGACTCGCTAACCTACTCCGAAGATACGGAATAACTTATGCACAGTTTGGTCGTGCGTTAGAACAACACAACAACGGAATTCACACACGCTCAGCAGCTTATGAACTTGTCTCTCAATTTGCTTCAGGAATTAACCAATCAGCCCAAGTTGCTCGGAGCAATCATATGGTTCGAGCCTTTGCTATCGCTCCAACCGCCAGTTGCAGTTATCGAAGCGTGGATCTGGATGGCTATACTTGCACACCAGAAATCGCTCCACCTATCTCGCAGACAGTTGATCGCGACTCAGGTACTTTCGGAGTACAAACTTATAACTACGGTGACGTAGAGATTGCATCTAAAGTAGGTTGGGATGATTATAAAAGAGTTGTAGATGGCATCATGACGATGCTGTCTCGCACAGGACTTCTTCACGGTTATAGCTTCAACTCTTGGAGTGATGTAGTAACCTACGATAATGAATTCGTGGAAGAGTGGCTTAGGTCTCCGCAAACAAGCCTCTATTATTCACTCCAAGTTATGAGTGATACACAAGATAAATCAGACGCATATGCTGCACTAGATGCAGAAGATGTAGACAAGTATCTAGAGGAGCTTTTTAACAATGAAGAAATTACCTGCGATTGTCAAGAATGAACCCTTACGAGAAACTACTAAACAGAAAAAGGAAATGGACACCAGTACAGACAGATGCTGGTATATGCAAGGAAGGAGCACACGAAACGATTCTCCGTGCACTTGCCTTAAGACACATGGAACTACCTGTGGGAGATTTTATCCGTGACGCCCTCACCTCCGAGGTTCCAGTATTATCAAGAGAGATCCTTGAATCCAATATCAAGGATGAAGAAAACCACGATTTGGCTCTCGGTTACATTGCCAATGCTTACGGTGTTGATAAAAAAGCTGAGGCTGAGGCGATCAAACTTAGGGATGCTTGGACATCGCATCCTGATCACACGATCCTCAAAGCGATGGTTGCCGAACGTGCGATCTTCTTCGTACTACTCCCATTTTTTCGTTTTAATGGTGACGCTGGAATGCGTACAGTATCCGCCGACATAAGTAGAGATGAACAAATACACGTTGCTACCAATAGCATTGTTTGTCGGGAGCTGGGGCTTAATATCAGCCCTAGTCTTGATAAACTCCGCAAGGCAACTATCAATTGGGTAATGCAACCACTAGGTATTAATACTACCGATAAATATTTAGACAAAAAATTTTGGCTGGATTCTAGTGATCGATTAATGTATGAAGGTAAGGCTCCAGAGCTTTCCGAAACTAAATCAGCACGGATGCCAGCATTCTTTGAGCATAGCAATGTCAACCTCCCCCAATACGCTTGAAGTCCTAGGAATGCAATCCCGTGGACTCTTACATGCATTAGAAGAAGCATTCCCACCAACTAACCCTACACCTGAGGATACAATGGAAAAGATTATGCACAGGTCTGGTCAACGCAGTGTTGTTGAGTGGATCATTAACTACATGGAGGAAAACTAATGTCAATTTACAGCACAATGCTTTTTTCTGGCCTCCGAAACAGATATGGTAGTAAAGAATTAAAGAAGTACTACAATCAACCTAAAGATTACGATGACTATAAGAAGTCTGTAAAGAAAGGTGAGCAACCTTACACTTTAAAAGAAGGGTATATCAGTTCACAAACACCGCTTCATAGTGGTTATGGTCCTGCACTTGCTTCTACTCCTGCTCTAAAAAGTACAAGATATAATCCTAAAATAGGCAATAGATCTTCTACAACTCCTGGTATTTATATTTATAATGACCCTAAAGTAGCACAGCAACAGCAGCAACGAGCTTATCAACAGCAGTTACAAGCCACAGCTTCAAGGAGTCAATCTGATATTGCTAAGCAATTGAAAATTGTTCAGAACGAAAGGTCTGCTGTTGCTAAACTATCAGCCGACTATTCAAATATGCTGAAGGAAGAAGCTGATAGAAGGGTAAAGGCACAAGAAGAAGCTAGGATTGCAGCGGCTACTACTGCTGCTAATCAATCACGACAGGGCCAAACAAATAACGTACAAGTTCAACCTGCTTCTCAAACATCAAGGACAGGCGGAACAAAAGTATTTAAAAAACGTGGACCTTCTCAATTTATGTCCGGTATTAGTGGAATGGTAAACGTCTAATGACTGCAAAGACACGTTATGATAGATTGTCTTCAGACCGTTCACAGTTTCTAAACACTGCTAGACAAGCCGCAGATCTAACACTACCCTATCTTATCCGAGAGGATCAGACTTATAGTAAAGGTTCAGTTAACCTTAAAACACCGTGGCAATCACAAGGAGCTAAAGGTGTGGTGACTCTTGCAAGTAAATTAATGCTTGCATTACTACCACCACAAACCAGCTTCTTTAAGCTACAGGTTAATGATATTAACTTACCTCAAGAATTGGGTCCAGAGATTAGATCAGAAATGGACTTGTCATTTGCTAAGATTGAACGCACCATCATGGAATCTATTGCAGCTTCCAGTGATCGTGTTGTCGTTCATCAAGCACTAAAGCATCTTGTAGTAGCTGGTAATGCTCTGCTCTTTATGGGTAAGGATGGACTTAAACTCTATCCATTAAACCGATATGTAGTAGACAGAGATGGTAATGGTAATGTTATAGAAATTATAACTAAAGAAACAATATCAAAAAAACTATTAAAAAAATCTTACCCAAACTTTGCCTTTGACAAAGCTGTTGCAGATGGCTACTGGGAAGACGAAACATCATCTGATGAATGTGATATTTATACACACTGTACCCTAGACAACAATCGTTGGGTATGGCATCAGGAAGCCTACGATCAGGTTCTAGCCAAGTCTATGGGTAAAGCACCTGTTGATGCTAACCCTTGGCTTGTATTACGCTTTAACCATGTAGACGGAGAGGTCTACGGTCGCGGTAGAGTTGAAGAGTTTCTTGGAGATCTAAAGTCACTTGAAGCTTTATCACAAGCTATGGTTGAAGGTAGCGCAGCGGCTGCTAAAGTAGTATTTACTGTATCACCTAGTTCTACTACTAAACCCGCTGCACTTGCTAAGGCAGGCAATGGAGCTATAATCCAAGGCCGACCAGATGATATAGGAGTAGTTCAAGTAGGCAAAACTGCCGACTTCTCTACTGCATATCAAATGATAGGTACTTTAAGTCAACGAATTAATGAAGCATTCCTTGTTCTTAATGTAAGACAGTCAGAACGCACAACTGCCGAAGAGGTGCGAATGACACAAATGGAACTGGAACAGCAACTTGGAGGATTATTCAGCCTACTAACTGTTGAGTTCCTAGTACCTTATTTGAATCGTAAACTTTCAGTTGCACAAAAAACTGGAGAGATCCCACGCTTACCTAAAGGTGGTATTGTAAAACCAACAATCGTTGCTGGTATCAATGCACTTGGTCGTGGTCAAGATCGTGAAAGTCTTGGTCAGTTCCTACAAATCATTGCACAAACAATTGGTCCTGAAGCTATTAGCACGTTTATCAATACTGATGAAGTTATTAAACGTCTTGCCGCTGCCTCTGGTATCGATGTACTCAACCTTGTGAAGAGTATGGAGGAACAACAGAGTGAACAGCAAGCATCAATGGAACAACAACAGATGATGACAGAACAACAGCAAGCACCACAAATGGCTGCTGTTGAACAAAAACGTGAACAGGCTGCAATGGGAATGATTCAACCTGAACAACCACAACAACCACCAATACAATAATATGGCAGAAGTACTTACACTCAATGAAACCCCCGCTGATCAGCCAGAACTAAATGCTGATGAGCAAGACTCACTAGCTGTTGCCGAGGCTGCTGAAGGGGAACAGCAACAGCTTTTAGCCGGTAAGTTTAACGATGCTAAATCGCTAGAACAAGCTTACCTTGAGCTACAAAAAAAACTAGGTGAACCGCGTGATGAACCGGAACCTGGTGAAGCACAGGAGCAAGAAGAACAAGCTCCTGAAAACGAAACCGAAGAAGAAGCATCTACTTCTGATGAACAACTTACAGAAGACCAAGCTAAACAACTGTTTGAAATGGTTGGTGGTGAACAGACTTATCAGTCAATGATGAAATGGGCAGGTCAGAATTTATCTCAAGAAGAAGTTCAAATGTATGATTCTGTAATGTCTTCTGGTAATTCTAGTTCTATTTACTTTGCTGTCCAAGCATTAAACAATAAGTTTACCGATGCTGTTGGTAACGATGGTCAGCTTTTGACTGGACGTGGTAGTGCAGAAACTATGGCTGTATATCGTAGTCAACCTGAACTTGTTGCCGCAATGAATGATCCTCGTTATGATAACGATCCTGCATATCGTGACGATGTAATGCGTAAACTTAATAATTCTGATCTTAAATTTTAAGTACAATGATTGAATGTCCACAATGTACTGCACCTGAACAGTACGTTCTAGAACAACTACAGACTTCTGCTGGTGTTACAGACCGTACAGCACTAGCAGTTATTCTGGGTAACATCAAACAAGAGTCTAATTTTAAATCTAACATTTGTGAGGGAGGTGCAATCCTTCCTTACGATAGATGCCTTCGTGGTGGTTATGGTTTAATTCAATGGACATCTAAACATCGTTACATTGGTCTTGGCAACCATTGTGTAAAACGTAACGAAGATCCTAGTGGTCTTCAATGCCAAACTGACTACATGATTAATGAGATGAGGTTTAGAAAAGATCTTTATGCTTTTCAAACTAATCATCAAACAGTACGTTATTATATGAATGCTGCATACTACTGGTTAGGCTGGGGTATTCATGGTAACCGTACACAATACACTTATTCTTTTTTAAACAAACTCAAATGAAAATTCTTGCTATCCTCCCTGCTGCTGCTATTCTTGCTACTCCCGCAGTTGCTGGTCCTTACGTGAACATTGAATCAGAAACTGGTTTTAATGGTCTCAATTCTGAAGGAACTGTTATTCGTAACGATGTAGGTTATGAAGGCAAAGTTGGTGAAAAATCTACATGGTATATTCAAGGCGGTCCAGCACTGGTACTACCTGATGGAGGTACTGTAACAACCGAAGCATCCGCTAAAGCTGGTGTAGTATTCTCTGTATCTCAAAAGCTGGATGTATATGGTGAAGTAAGCGGTATCACCCAAGACCAAATTAATATTGGTAAACCGATTCAAGCATCAGCCAAACTTGGTGCTAAGTATTCGTTCTAAAATCTAAAACACTTTAACACAATGAGAGAATTAGTACAAGTAACAGGAGGGATGTTTATCCCTGACCATGATTATGTAGGCAACACTTATACTGGTAGTAATCTTACTCAAGTTCAATACCGTAGAGGCGGTGCTACTGGTTCGATTGTTGCTACACTTACTATGACATATAATGTCAATGACGATGTTGTAACTGTAGTAAAAAGTTAAGCCATGTTTAATATGAATCCCGCTGGTGGACCTCAAAAGATTTCAGCTAAGATTGTTGTCAAGGATGTTGTTGCTGATAAAGCATCTCTACCTAAAGAAGCAGTTAATGGTGATTTCGTAGTAACCAGCGCAGAAGGCGAGGTCTTCTTTAATAACGGTACAGTATGGAAGTCCGCAGGTGCTTTTGCTATCTCAGGTTTACCTGGTAAAGATGGTGAAAAAGGTGAAACAGGTGCTGAAGGTCCACAAGGATTAGTAGGTGAACCTGGCCCAGCGGGTGCAGTAGGTAAGGAAGGATCACCTGGTCAACGTGGCGAACGTGGTTCTGATGGGTTAGCAGGTATCCCTGGTATCCCTGGTATTGATGGTAAGGATGGTAAAGACGGACGTGATGGAACACCCGGTCGTGATGGACTGAATGGTGATCCAGGTCCAACTGGTCCTAAAGGTGAACAAGGGGATTTAGGTCCACAAGGTCCAAAAGGGGATCAAGGTGCTAAAGGTGAAAAAGGTGATGCTGGTATTCAATACCCTGAACCTGGTGTCGTTGCTTCAACTGGTGATAGCTGGGAAGAAAGTTTACCCCTATCTAGTTTTATTAGAACAGCAGAAGAACAGACATTAATCAACAAGACACTTCAACATGTTTCCTATGGTTGTAGTGTAGTTGATGGTTCTATCGATGCTTCTATTGCATTTCTACAAACACTTGTACTTTCTAAAAGTGAAACTATTTCATTGGCTAACTTTAAAGAAGGTAGTATGGTACGAGTTACTATTGCAAACAAGAACGGCTTTAGTATTACTTGGCCAAAAATTCATTGGATTTCTGGATCGGCACCTAGACTTACTAACTTGTCAGTCGTAGAAATATGGAAATGTAATGGTCAACTTATTGGAGTAAAACTTTGAAGTACGTAAAAGTTTTTAATGGTGTACAAGATTATCCATTTAATCTTGAAGCACTTTACGAAGAGTATCCTCACGTATCTTTTCCTGAACCTATTACTAATCATGTGTTAGCTCAGTACAATGTATACCCTGTACAAAGTACTGATGTAGATTATAAGATTGGATCTAATCAAGAACTGGTTTCTGAAATTAAAGAGGGACAGGATGGTTCTTATAAAGAAGTTTACACTGTTGTGAATAAGTGAGGATCTAATGGCATTTCAGTACAACCCTCTAACAGGTGAGTTAGATCTAGTTGTCCTTGAACCTGGTCCAGCGGGTCCGACTGGTTCCCAAGGTCCACAGGGTCCAGCCGGTGCAACAGGTCCAGCCGGGGCTGATGGTGCACAAGGACCACAAGGACCGTCTGGTAGTGATGGTTCTACTGGCGCTCAAGGTCCACAAGGGGCTACAGGACCGATAGGTCTAACAGGACCACAAGGTCCAGCTTCAGCAACTGTTAATGCTGGCACAACAACAACACTAGCTGCTGGTGCTAATGCTGCTGTAAGTAATAGTGGTACTACAAGTGCCGCTGTATTTGATTTTGATATACCTAGAGGTAACACAGGCTCTACTGGTGCACAAGGTCCAGCAGGTCCAACTGGCCCAGCAGGCGCTGACGGTTCAGACGGAGCTACTGGTCCGACAGGTCCGACAGGCGCTACAGGTCCAGCTGGATCAGACGGTGCAGACGGTTCAGATGGCGCTCAAGGGCCAGCAGGTCCGACTGGTCCAACGGGACCACAGGGACCGCAAGGTGCTACAGGTGCTGCTGGTTCAGACGGAGCAACAGGCGCTGAAGGTCCACAGGGTCCGGCAGGCTCTACAGGAGCTACAGGCTCTACAGGGGCTACAGGACCGACAGGACCGCAGGGACCGGCAGGTGCTGATGGAGCTGATGGAGCGACAGGTTCCACTGGTGCTACAGGCTCACAGGGACCA